TTAGCCGAAACATATGAAAGCGTAGGAAATTGCTATCCTGCGCTTTTTTCATGCCCTGCGGCGGGGAGAAAGGAGAATCCGATGCAGAGAATGCCGATTCTGAGCGATTCAGATATGTCGCTCTTTGAACTGAAAACGAGATACGTCCGGAACTACCTGACCTTCGCCGGGAAGAACAGCAAGGACTTTCTCTTATACCTTTCCGCTCCCGGTGTGTATGATAGTCCGGAAGTGGATATGGAGCTGCAGGCGGTTCCTGGGAAGAATGGTGATATCGTAAGGGACAACGCCAAGGCGGGAGAGCATCGCTTTAAGAATCTGGATATCACCTACGATGCATTCTTCTTCGATGGCCTGCCTGCCCGCACAGCTTCCGTAAAGAGCTGGCTGCTGTCGCCGATCGGCTATCAGGTGCTCCATGATACTTATGATCCGGACTTCTTCCGCATGGGGCTCTGCAAGGCAGCGATCGCCTTTGAGCCGAAACGGGACAAGGGCGCGACCATGAAGCTAACCTTTCATTGCCAGCCGCAGCGGTGGAGTGTGGACGGGCAGCGGAAGCTGGTGCTCACACAGGAGACGACCATCAAGAACCCGTTTGAGTTTCGGGCAAAGCCGCTGATCCGGGTGTATGGCTCCGGGGCGGGCAACGTGTATATCGGCGACAAGTCGGTCAGCATCCTTGCAAACAACGGTTATATCGATCTGAACTGTGAGACCCACAACGCCTATGATGCCTCCGGCTTCTGCAATGGATATGTGAAGAGCGACGACTTCCCGGATCTGAAACCCGGCAAGAACCATATCGCATGGAGCGGAGCGGTAGACCACGTGGAGATCACACCGAGGTGGTGGACGCTATGATTCCTTGCTTATATACCGAAACAGAAACAGCCTTCACGACCAACGGCATCGGCAAACTTTGTGATGCCTTATCCTGCTTTGTAACGGAAAAGCGGAACGGGAGCTATGAGTTGAAGATGACCTATTCCGCTTCCGGGCTTCATGCGGAAGATCTCGTGGAGGGGAATATCATCCTGGCAAAGCCGAGTGAACGGGCGACGTATCAGCCATTCCGGATTTATAAGATTACGACTCCGCTTTCAGGAATCCTGGAAGTTGCTGCCCGTCATATCCAGTACCAGGAGAACTTCATCACAGTTTCACCATTCTCAGCAGTAGGGAGCCAGGCGGCGATGGCGGCGCTGAAAAGCCATACGACCACGGACTGCCCGTTTTCCTTCTGGACGGACATTGATTCACAGGCAACCTTCACGATCACCAGCCCTGCGACAGTACGCGGGTGCCTTGGCGGTATGGACGGGTCCATGCTGGACACTTATGGCGGTGAGTACGAGTGGGATATGTACACGGCAATGCTCCATGGCCATCGGGGTGCTGATCACGGTGTGAAGATCGTGTACGGCAAGAACCTGATCAACTTTGAGATGGAACGGTCCATCGAAAATATGATCACAGGTGTTCATCCGTATTGGAAACATTCGGAAGACGGCACGCTCTTTGAACTGCCAGAGAAGGTGGTCACGATTGAGCATGATGGACCGTTTGAAAAGATCTCTGTTCTGGACTGCACCAGCCAGTTTCAAGAAAAGCCGACGGAGGCACAGCTGCGGAATTATGTGAAATCATATCTGAAAAACACCAGCCTGACGGAGCCGGACATCGACATCAAGATCGATTTTGTGCAGCTCTGGCAGACACCGGGATATGCGGATATTGCAGAAGCCGAGCGGGTAAGTCTGTGCGATACGGTCCATGTGTATATTTCAAAGCTCGGGATCGAAGTCAGCTGCAAAGTCACAGAGACAGAATACGATGTTCTGCTGGAGCGGTACAAGAACATTACGCTGAGTAATGCCTCAGTCTATAGCCGGAATTCATCCCTCTCCGGGAGTCTGGGAAGTTTAAGAGACGAGGCGCAGTTAGCAACGGAAGCGATCAACCGTGTGGAGACACAGGTGACGGATGTGCGGACGCTGACGGTGCAGCAGGAATACTTCAACGCTCTGGCATCCGGGTTGTTCGGCCTTCATTATTCCTCCGGTGTGGAAGAGGATGGATCGACGATCCGATATGCTCACACCAGCGAACGATTAGAAGATTCTGCTTGGGCATGGAAGAGCGGCATTAGGGGATTCTTTGTTTCCAACGACGGCGGTCAGACATGGCGGCTCGGCTGGGATACAGCGGACAAGGTCGTGAAGACAGCAGTGGAAGCGGTCGGTGTTAATGCCAACATCCTCGGTTCCGGTACCCTGCGAACAGCACTGGTGAAGATTCTCGGAACGGATCAGTTCTACTGGGACGGAGGCTCCATTGTGATGGTCAGCCCCAGTGATGCGACGAAGCAGATTAAGATCGGTCAGTATAGGTCCGGGGATTATGGCATTGCCGTCAGTGTTGACAACGGCATGACCTGGACAACGATCATTGACTTTGATGGTCTGCACGGCGGAGGCGGAGGACAGACGATCATCTACCAGGATATGATCACAAAAGCAGCAGAAGCACCAGCCAACCCTGAACTGCATGACCTGTGGATCGATTCCGTCGAGATGCGGCTCCGCATGTGGGATGGAACCGAATGGGCCAATATTGGTTTTGAGCCGGAGATGCCCGATGATCCGACCGATCCAGATACTCCGACTGATCCGGATACACCTACAGATCCAACTGATCCGGATAACCCCGGAGAAGGGGGAGACGAAGGCGGCGGTGATGATTCTGGTGGCGAGTCTGGTGGAGAAGAAGGCAGTGAGCCCGGCGGCGAAGAAACTCCCAGCGAGGGAGAGGAAGGAGGCAGCTAATGGCGATCAATATTGGCGCAGTATCCATTTATCAGGATATTGAGCTTTCCCTGACAGAGCACCTTGTGCCTCCTGTCGTTCATGTGAAGCAGTTTGATCATATGGCCCGGAAGGTACGATGTGCCCTTTATAACAATGCGGTGGAATACACCATACCGGCCAACGTGATCCTTGCGTATTCGGGGACTCGCCCGGACGGGCGGCTGTTCCAGTACAGCACAGAGTCGCTGCATAACGACAAGGTGGATGTGGTCGATAACCGCATCATTGTGACAATCTCAGACTTTATGACAGAGGTCTCCGGACGATATCCAGTTGACCTGGTCATGATCGACGCTGACGGGGATATCCTCGGCAGCTTTTCTTTTACCCTTTACGTCGAGCGGGCGGCGAATAAGAATCGCAAGATCCTCACTGCGACCTACGCCTCTGTTGCGGAGGCGGTACGGCTCGGTGTGTATGAGTGCTTCATCACGGAGGACGGATACTTTGGCATCAACAGTGATGATGGCCTCGGCCTGGGCACTGGTTCCTATTCGGCGACAGTAGAACGGGTCAATGAAGTGCTCGTGGAGTGTTCCATCGATGATGGCGGCTATATGAACTTTGAGACAGATGAGCGGCTAGGCCTTGTTTATGACATGGATGAGGAAGGACGGCTCGTTGTGTACTACTTGGAGGAGGAATAAGGATATGGCGAAATACGTAGGTAAGCGTGTGGTGCCTAAGCACTGCGGCGCGTGGACGAAAAACAAGGGATACGAAATGCTCTCCATTGTACTGGATGAGGCCAGCGGTGAGAGCTATATCTCCCGTCGGCAAGTCCCTTCTGGGACGCTCTTGACGGATGAGTACTACTGGTCGATCTGCTCGCTGTTCTCTCAGCAGATCGCGGACATGGGAGAAGAGTTCGAGGAGAGGCAGAATCAGATCTCACAGAATAATGCCAATACGCTGGCTGCTATCCGGCAGGATAACGATGCGACGGAGCAGGCGATACGACAGGATAACGATGCAACCGAACAGGCTGTTACCCAGGACAACGCCAATACACGAGATCATGTTGACGAGGTGACCGGAAACGCCTTAACGGCAATGAATCAAGCAAAGGCATCATTCGATCAGACAAGCACTGCCCTAACGACCCGGATGAATAGCATTGCAGGTCAGGCGACATCAGATACGGAAGTGCTGGATGCCCGTGTAGATGCAGATGGGAACACACATGAAAATCTTGGCGAAGCAGTGCGGTCCATTGTTCCTGCGCTAAAGGCTGTGTTTGAAGATGCCCGTGTGGCTACCAAATTCTTCTCCATTTCTGAAACACAGGAGCCGGAGATTGCCGTGGAGGGTTACTATATCGCGGGTAATCATAGTCTTGTTATCTACGAACCCTTTTCCATCAGCGAATCCATCCCTGTAAAGCAGGGGGATGTTCTTGTCGCCAACTTTACTTGCAATTCCGGTGTGCGCTGTATCGCGTATTACGATGAGGATACGAATACTTATTCGGACAGTATTCAGGGTAGCAACACGCTGAAAGAGTTCACTTACAGAGCCACAAGGGACGGAAATCTTCGCATCTGTTATATGCCGCAGTATCCTGCGAGCTATCGCGTAGTTTCCAGTGAGAGCCTTCATCAGGTTATTACTGATGTTGACGATCTGAAAGCTGATGGCGAGCAACTCATGAAGCTGCTGACGATTATGAGATATCAGGCAGATGCGCAGCAGGAAGGTGAAGTCGGACAGGCTGGAAAGTATGTCAATCTGAATCTTGATATAGCTGGTTATTCAGGCTGCTATATCACAAAGGCGATTCCCATCAGAAAAGGGGACCTGGTATTGC